TTGACAATCTTTTGGGAGAAGGGGTTTTTTTTTTTTTTTTTTTTTAAAGAAAACAACAGTACAACTTCAATATGAGACTTTCCACCACCAGCCAAAAGGTGAAGGAAGTTCTACCCGACTTAGCCAAAAAGTAAGGGTAGTGCCAGTAAGGGCTACAGCGCTCTTAGGGTCCTCGAAAGGCAGCCCCGTTTGTAAAGCCTGTAGTTGCTAAAACTAAACCATCTCGCGCAACCATCTCTGGTGCTCTTGATAGAAGCCGAAAATGGGAAGTTGAAACGTTTCGAGGGAATGGGTCAGGTCTTCTACCTGCAATTTCTCTAACGCTTCGCCTATCACTTGCGCAGCTTCGTTATACTGAGATTTTCCGTGCATGAAAAACTCTCTCATCGCACTTTCCACGTTCTGGAGCATTGCCACGTTAGGGTGGTTCGTCTTCTTCACCCAGTTCAGTTGGTCCTTGATGGAATCCATCTCCAGCGGCGCCTTGTAGTAGATCCCTTCTTGGACGAAGGATCTTTTGAGGTACGAAACCTCGGAAAGGGGCTGGAAATCAGGACAGTCGCCACCTCGTTTGAGGGCATCGGTGTATGTTACTCCGTGTTTGGCAAAGAACTGTTGGATTTTGTTGAAAGTGAAAAAGCATCGTGACTCCGATCGGACACTCAAGTCGTGATCATCACCGTAGAAGGCTGCCTCGACCTGTGAGTCGAAGTCGGTTTCTTTGACCTCCTTACAGTTGTCGCACACTCCATGCTCCCTTTTGAGGACCATGAAGGCGACGATCATGTAAATCCAGTTACACAGCGAGTTTAAGTCGCTAGTGATGGGGATCCCTGACGGGTTTCCCTGATGTTTCTGGGTAAGAGTGTTTCCAATGAGCGTGAATGTGTGTATCGCGTATTCGATGAGTCTAACTCGGACTCGGTTGTCTTTCTCTGAGCCTCCGGCTCTGGTGTAAAGAGGGTTGATGATGAGTTCTACTACCATTCCCATGATAGCTCCGAGGAGCTTGCCGTCCCATTCTCTGTAATCGCCAGCAATGTGGAAATCTCCGTTCTTGAGGAGACGCTGGGCCAGTTTGGTCCAGTCGAACCCGAGTGGGTTAATTCCAACTGAGGAGGGTAACTCCGTACAGTTCTGGTTCATCAAAGCAATGAAAGCACCGAAGTACTTCCGGAAGAGCATGTTGATCGTAAGGGGAGCGCAGCTGAACAGGCGGGTCTTGCCGGCCTTGATGTTCTTTATGGGCCTCGTCTCTTGTTTCAGGTTCTCGTAATTGAATTGGAAAGGAACGTCCTTGTTCTCTTGGGCGGCGGTTTCCCATGCCAGAATATCTGCTTGCAGCAATTTGGCAGGGCACACGCCGTGTACGTCTTGATCGTAATCAAATTCGTACCCGTGTCCTTCTTCTTCATACTCGAGGTCCATGTTCTTAAAGAAGACGTGTTTACCTTTGGATGAGGGGGGTCGTAGTTGTTTGTAAGGCATCCCAGGGGATGTACTCATGTCCATGCCGGTGTATTTGGCGCTTGGAATTCCGTTCAGGACTTCGTGGTCGTCGAGGAGCCGCATTTTCATGCCTGACAGTCCGTAGCTAGCAAGCTTATTGTAAGCCTGTTTGCACGCTGCCTCGGCATCATCTGCCCGAAAGGGGAGAGTGGGGACGGAGTACTTAATGCCCCCTTGTTGCATGGGGCTGGTGTATCCGGCTGGGGCCAAAGTTCTATCGATTCGCGGATCGGAAGGAGTCAGGACAGAGGGTTCTTTCGTATGTGGGTAAACCATGTCATAGAGCCTTGATGGAACTATGTCGCTG